AGCCATCCTCATCGCTAACCTTGGTTATAAAGTCTATGGTGGCGACTAGACTTGTGTTGGATGTGCTTAGGGACGTTACAACGTCATCAATATCGCTAACGGTGGTATCAAGCGTGGAAATAGCCCCTGCGTTTGCTTCAATACCGCTATCTCTTACAAGCGCCCATGCTGATCCGTTATACCTGTAAAGTTTATTGGCATCATTGGAATCTATCCACAAGTCGCCAACAAACAAAGCATTAAGCCCCGAGTCACTTGCTTGGGGAGTGGCATCTTGTATGAAAGTTTGAACCTTGCCGTCAGCCGTAGCTTGTGCATCCGAAGCGTCTGATATGGCCTGAGCAATATCTGAGTCTCTTGCAGCTACCCATGCTGATCCGCTGTATCTGTAGGTTTTATTCTTATCATCAGTGTCAAACCACAAATCACCAGTCGCGTAAGTGCCGCCGCTAGGTTCTGCATCTTGGAAATAGCTCTGGATCTTGCCTTGAGCTAACGTAGTATTGGCTGCTACGTTTGTATTCGTGGTTGAAAGGTTTACACCAAGGTTTGTTATAGATACGGCGTTAGCGCCAATCCTCGGATCTTCCAAACTAACCCATGCTGATCCAGTCCAATAATATGGGTGGTTGTCATCGCTTGAGTTGTACCACCTAGAAAAATCCGGAATAGGATTTGGAATCCCTCCTTGTCCGGGGACTGGTGCTGTTGCTTGAATGTATATGTCTGAAACCCCAGACGTTAGATCTACAATTGTTTGCTCTAGGTTGCTAAGACCAAGCGCAACGGTATTGATGTTCCCTTGGAGAAATGCGTCTTGATCACTTACATAGATAGCCACATCGCCTAGATTTTGGATGTCAACCTCACCGCCAGTCTCTAAATCTAGGACGTCTCCGGTAGTGACCTCAACCCTTAACACTTCCTCTCTAATCGCAACATTGTTGATAAGATTCTGGGGATCTGTAAGAGTTGAGATATTAGTTATATTTAATGATGTAGCGGTTAATGCGCCCGTTAAATTAGCCGTGGTAGAAGTTAAAGACCCATCTGGAGCGACTCTAAATGGTGCAGATGCAAAGGTGGCATTGCCGAGATAAATTCCATTTGAATCAGCTTTGAATATGTCGTTGTTTGATCCAATGGATATTGTGCCGCCGCTCAACTCTCCTTCAAACGTGCCTGTAGCAGCACTCAACGCCCCCGTGAATGTTCCGCCGCCAACAATCGTCAACGCTGTTCCGTTCCAAGAGAACTTATCTTCTAGGCTAAACCGGCCCTGATCGTCAGCATAGAACTGTGTGTTGGCATCGTTAAACGTACCCGTACCAACGTGAATACTATCGGCATCCACAGTTATTCCGCCAATGCTTCCGGTAGAGGCGCTTATATTTCCTCGGACAACCGTATTGTTAAAGGTGGTGTCACCGTTCTTGCTGATCTGCCAGCCAGTTTTGTTTGGAACGCTCCAATTAGAAGACTGTAGCGTTTGGGCAATCTGTTCAGACCCAACGGCATCAGTAATGATTTGTGCTGTATCAATTGAGTCTTCATCCATTACCGCATTGGCAATCTTGAGAGCTGTGACTGCCGTAGGTGATCCAAATGGCACCAACGCAGATTTAGCTGTATTGGTAGCTCCAGATGCAGGAGTTGCGCCTAAAGGATATTTGACTGCCTGAATCCAATAATACTTAGTCGTCCCTCCAGCTATCTGGTGGGTAAAGCTGGTGCCTCTAAACTTCTCAATTGGAGTTGATGGGGGTGTAGTCGTATCGCTTGCAAATATCCAGATCTGTTCCCATGTTCCAGTATCGGTTGGGTTAGTCCATGCAAGATTGACTGAATTGTATCCAGCGGTTGCCGTAAAGTTAGTCGGAGACGGGACGGGCGCTAGTGAGCTGGTGATAACGCCAGTATTAGATATTTGGTTGTAGTCGCCCTCTGCTGGATCAACGTATCGGTCTGCATCATCTTCAACTAAACTTAGATCAATAGCGCCATTCCCGCTTTCAGAGAAAGACCAACCAATAACTTTAAACTCTTTGCTTGGGTGCCAATCAGGGCTGATGGTAGCGAAATCATTTAATGCTAAGGTGATTCTATCGCCTACCGCAACCTTCATGCCCTTTAGGTTGACGGGTAAGCTTAAAGTGGTTTGCAGGAATGATTGATGAACCTTTTTAATTGCAATTCTTTGTGCTGCGTACCTGTCAGACGTAAACGTGAGTTTGATTTCTTCTTCTAATACTTCGTTGTCCCTAGCTACAGCTCCACTAACCGTTCTAGGCGCAAACTCTGTCATCTTATAGTTTGATGCTGGGTCTATAAACATGCCTTTGATCGTGTTAAATCGGTCTGCTCTAGGGATTGAAGTCTTGACCGTAAAGTCGCCAGCTAGATCATCCTCAGTAATAGCAAGGCTTGATGTTTCGTGGACGCCTGCTTTGATGATGTACTTACCCTGAGAGTAAATCAGGTCGCCATTCATTCCACTGAGAATCTTGGAAATAGACTTTCTGTGGTTATCTGATCCAAAAATAACACCAGAGCCAAAGAAACGCTTTTGAGTCTGGCTTACTGGAATTGGTACTAAGAAATCGCAAGCGTCTGCTGCCGCAACTACCGCTGGCCAATCTATCTTGGTGGCAGGAAGGCCAAGACCGAATTTGTCGTCCATGAGGTAATCAGCAAGCATTAAGGCTGGGTTTTGCCCTTGCAGATCTCTTTGGTGTGTAGCGGTAGTAGCTCCGTCAGAGTATTTTATATAAGCTGCTGTTGTGGGATTAGCTCCAGCAGCATTCCCCGCCGTAACATCTAATCGAGGGTCATAGACAGCCTTACCCTTAACAACTGCTTTAATGTTTTGAATGCCGCCAACTTCATCCCAAGTCTCGGTTGTTCCTTCGTGGATAGTCCAGCGCGTGTAAATGCTGGCTACATTATCGCCTCGATGCGTGCTTTCATAGCCAGTCCCAGCAGCAGCTCCAGTACCCGCAAAAGCTGTAACCAAGCCAGAGTAAGCTGTTTGTGTTGATGAACCGTCCCTAGTTTCGATATGCACCATTGTCTCAAGAGTGCCGTCTTCGTTAGTTTTCTTAGCAAACGTGCCAGAAGTAACATCGCCACTTCCGTCAACTTGAGAAGATAGATTGATTGAATAATCATCAAAGTAAATCTTGTCTATTGACGTTAATTTGTGACCAGCGATAGCGATAACTTGGTGAAGGTTCTTGTTGTTAGCCCCGTCTACTTGAGCAAAAGACACGACTCCGCTAACCATAGTCTCGCCGTAAATGAGTTTCCTAGGCTCAATCGTGCTGCGTACAGTTGTTTGTCTGGCCCTGTCGCCATCAACAACGCCCATGTTTACTTTCGGAATTAACGCTTTCACAGCCAATGAAGCGCCAATTATTACAGCCGACCAAGCGACAACGGCGGCAGCCCCAGTTAGGGCGAATAGGCCAGTGACTGCTGCTGTTAAAAAGGCTACTACTGGTGGCATATCGCCCACTCCGCTATGACATATTTATATTCAATAGCCTTTAAACCTTTCTCGGTTATGCAGACCACATCGTCTTTGTATCTAACACCTAACAATTCACCGATAGACGGAATAAACAAAACGCAAACGTCTCCGTCTTTTTCTGTTTTATTTGGCTCACCAAGCAAGCTTGAAATCAGCCCCACTAAACCGTTATGTTCTTCAATAATCTTTCGGGCTTCTTCTTCAGATCTATACTCAAATTTAGATGCGTGATCTTCGCCAGTAATCTCTTTAACTACATGAGAAGCAAATTGACAGCAATCGGTTCTGCCGTAGTTGAAATCTCCTTTTTCCCAAGAGTTGAGAGAAGATAAAAACTTGTTAGCAACAATGTTCATTAGGCTGGATTCGTAAGATTATTAATTGTTTCTAAATCAATATCATCAAATGGCGCGGATTCACTTCCACCCCTTCCTCGACTACCAACAATGCGAGAGCCTTTATTGCCCCACGATAACGTCAAATCTTGCATATCCTGAAGCTGATTAAAAAACGTATCGGGTGGAGTGTTTGAGCTAATTAGCTGCTGAGATGCGTTTGTAAACAAAAGGTTACGAGACCGCTCGAACATGGCAAGTTCGCTTTCGCAGTTTAAGACAAGCGTATCGCCGCCTTCCGCCCCAACGCTTGCGGTCATTAAATCCATGAACCCAGTCCACATAACGTCTGGAGTCGCTACCAACTGATCGCTATCGTTTAAAGCACCAACATACAAAGTAACGGGTCGCTGGTAATAAATTTCCTTTATCGCTTCTCCAACTAAATCAGGGTCTAAGCCCGAAAGCGTTAGCTGGATTCCGTAAGGGCTGACTTCTTCCCCTTCTTGTATCTTGCTTATCTGCCCAAGATCACCCGTCCCAGTCCAGTTTTGAAAGCCAGAGCCATCGTCCCAAGTGTAAGTCCCCAGCCCATTGTGAAGCCTTATAGTGCCAATACCCGGAGTAGGCGACGCAGTAGTCGGCAAAAACTCCAGCTTTACAAATGTAATCGGAAATACATTTGATGCCGAATAGGATATCGCTGTATTGCTGGCTAAATCTCTGCTCATGTTGCAAGAACGTCCTCTATTGCCTCAATGCTAAAGCTAGAAAATAATCCCGGTTTAGTGTCCCAGCTTGCTGAAGATGTCAGCATAAAAACCCCAGTTGGAGCATCCAACTCCACAACCGCCCCAACCGATGAATTCCTAACCGCTGGCGCGACTCCAACACTTAACCCTGTAGTCGCCGTGGTAGCATCCATAGCAGCCGTACACATAAACAGTTGGCCATTGGTGTTGATGTAATCACCCTTGTTGATGCTTAAAGAGCTGGTTAGACTTCTGGTGAAGTTAAGTGTATTGCCCGAGCTTGATCCCGTCACAAGCCCCGTATCAACGCCAGATCCTCTGCGAACAAAAGCGTGATCAGTAATGCTAAACCTGTGCTCTTGACCTTCCAGCTTAGTCAGAAAAGCCTGCATGTTCGCCCTATTTTCTCCAGATAAATTATCAAAAGATAGGGATATCTTCCAGTGCGACCCCTTCCTTGCTGCTGTTTGTATCGCGTTGGTAAGAGGGCTGCGGAAGACCCTTGAGTTGCTTACCAGCTCCCAAGCTGATGTGCTGGGCAACACGTCTGGGACATCTGTTGCGAATACGAAAGTGCTCATATAAATCTACGCCTTCTTGATAGGTCTCGTATTGTCTCAATAGTGGTGGCTGCTGTCTCTTGCATTGCCTTTCTTATCTTAACATCTACGCTTGCATCTGCACCTCTGGCGTCTACGTTATTTACAATCGTTATGCCTCCGCCACCACCCACTGCATTCTTGAGCTGATCGTTGCTCGATATACGGCCTGAACCTCCCATCGTCAGAAGCTCTGGGCCTCTTTCACCCACTAAGTATGATTGGCCGCCTCGAACCTGACCACCAGTTGCTCTTGCTGCTGCTGCCGATGTGCTTAACGCCGTCACTGCCGCTGCTAAAGGAGCGGTAATGCCTATTGCCGTTGCCATTGCTGCGGGTGCCGCTGCTGGGCCTACAATTGGAATTGCTGCTGTGCTGGCAAAGGCGGCTAGTCCCGCCTGAAGACTTGTTGCCGCTGCTGTTGCCGCCATATAAGTTGCGGCGCTGGCGGCGGTAGTCTTGCCAATCATCTTTTCGACAAGAAATAAGGCCAACCGCTTTGCCGCCATTTGAGCAATCATACTCAAAAAGGATGTCAGCATACTCTTGGTGAAATCTATAAAGGCTTCCTTAACCGTCATCGTTCCGGTTAGTATCCCCTCGAAAGCGGTTGCGATGCTCGACTCAAGAGTCACGGCCATCATCATGTACATAGCGTCTACATTCTTGATAGCTTCCTGCGTACTAAGCATCCACTTTTCTACAAGTGACATTTTCGCATAAGCTAAATCTGCTTGTCTTTGCAGCTCTCTAGCATTGCTTGCTAAGTCTGCCCGTTCTTTTTCGTCTCGGACTTTGTTTACCAGATCTCCGTATTGCGTTTCTAACACCCCTAAAGCAGCGTAATATGCTTCCATGGATATCATATCTGCATCTAGGAATTGAGCTAGTTCACTAGCCTTTTTCTGCTGATACCGCTCAAACTGAGAAAGTCTCTTATCGTCTTCTTGGCTTAGAATTGAGCTAATCAAAGCATTGGCAGCTATTCTTTGCTCTAAGGCTTTTTCTTCTTCTTTTTTCTGCTTGTCCACTTGCGTCCGAAAGGCTTTAAACGCAACCTCGCCTTGTTTAATAGCAAGTTTTGCCTTTTCCTCTGTGCTTTCTTGGAATCTTCGTAGGCTTGCTTGCTCTATAGCTTGCAGAGCTTCTTCGGCTTTTTGGGCGTCAATAACTCCCCGCATCGCTGCTTCTCGAACCTTGTTCTCTCTTGCGTCCTGTGATGCAAAAAACTTTTCATCTGCGGTTTGCATAAGAGCGATTTGCTCGGCAATCATTTTATCGATAGCCGCGCTCTGTGTTTCTATCCCCTCAATATCAGAAACCGATTTAATTGGCCCGCTTTCTATCTGGCTTACAATTTTCTCATAAGCCTTTAAAGCGCCAGTTGCTAACCGAATATTTCTTGCCTCATCCACAAAGATCTTAGCAAATTCGTCGAAATCCTTTGTATTTGAGGTTTCTTTCCTTAACCTCTTAACTGTATCTTGTAATTCGGTGAATAACTCTGGAGTTCTTTGCTCTTTAAACTTAGCAAAAGCCAAACCAAGCTCGGCAGCCTGACGGCCAGTTACTTTCAAGCTGAAGCCTAGATCGAATACCTTTCCTCTACCTGCGGCGCTAGTTCTTGCAATCTCATTAGAGCCGATGGCTACTCCATCTACAAAATCCAAATATCCTTGGAAAAAGCTGGAATTAGGTTCAAAGTCGAACTTGAAAGCCTCCTCGATCTTGCTTATTGACTTCTCAAGCCCCCGCTCGGTTCTGCTTATATCAAGCGCAATCTCAAGTTCCGCTAACGCTTTTGATTCTTTGGATAATTTTGCAAATTCATCGCTTAGTGCAAAGATGCCGCCCCTAGTCTTGTCGGAAATACCTTTAAGTCTATCCAGAGCTTCACTTAAGCCATCAACTTCTTCTTCTGCATCCGAAAGTCCCGCTACGAGGGTTCCACCAACCATCGCGGCAAATGCAATAATTGCGCCCAATACGGCACCGCCGGGGCCAAATACAGAAGCTAATTGGGGGCCTTGTTGACCAAGAATAATGAATGCGCTGGTGCCCATCTGGGCCTGCACTGCGATATCTTGAAGTTGATAGGATACTTGCTGGGTAGACCCGCGCATCGCTCTAAAGCCGCCCCGCAGCTCTGTCGTTGCTTTATGAGTTCCTTGCTGCTTTACGGCTAGGTTTTTAGCGGCTACGGCAGTTTTGTTAGTTGCGGCTGCTAGTTGAAGTTGTTCTTTCTCAAGCTTGTCGGCGGCTTTTGCTTCAGCCAATAAAGAGGCTTTTAAATTAACCTTTCTTAGCTTTTCTGCTGCGGCCTGAGACTTTAAAAGGGACGCCGCTAATTGCTGCTGTTCTTTTGCGGCTTGGTCTGCTGCTTTTGCAGCTTGAAGGGTTTTTTCTTTATAGCTTAATGCGGATTTTGCGGCTTCAATCTGAGCTTTAGTTGCCCCGGATTGCTCCAGCTTGAGTATTTTTACTTGATCAGCAGTCTTGCCTATAGCCGCAGCTTCAAGTTTAAACTTGTCTTCAAGCTTCTTGGCTGCATCGGCTAGTTTTTTAGAAGCTTTCTCAGCGTTGGCGGCTTCTGTTTCAAGCTTTTTAAGGGCTGCTTGCGCCTCCTTAATACCCTTCGAGGTGACTTTTATGTCTAGATTTGCGTCAGCCATTTTTGTTTGCCTCTACCCTTTGGGCTTGGTCTAATTCAACGATTGTATCAATCTCAAAAAGCGTTAGCTCACCAAATATTTCCATATAATCTTTTATATGCGAATAGCTAATTGCGCCTTCTGATGCGTTCTTCAACCGAACGAATATCAACCAAAGGTATGAAAGATGCTCCCTTAGTATAGGAGCGCCCTCCAGCTCTTTAGGCTTACGTCCTAAAGTCTTTTCGACTTGCCTTAAATTCTCTAAGCGACTAACTTTGGATTCTTTGTCGTATCCAGAAGCCCAAAACTGCCAACGGGCATACGATAAAACCTCGTCAGTTAGCCCTTGGTAAAATTTTGCCGCTGACTAACAAATGTCATAACCTGAGTTGCTACATCAGGAGATTGATCGTAAATCTTCTTGGCTGCTTCTAGAGAGAAAGGAACGTCTTTCGCGTCCTTGCCCCGGCCTTCTTTAAGCCCTTTCCAGCCAATCGTGACTGCAACCAATAGACCCGTCATGCTATCTGCATCGTCAGACTCAAGGCTTAATCGATTTGACGTTAAAATCGCCTTCCTAAAAGTCTTTGAGTCCGGCCCTCTAACCATAAATACCACATCTGACGGCTCGCCAGTGCTGGGGTTATTTATAGCTACCTCTCGGCCTTTCTCATGCTCATCCGCTGTATAAAAGTCATTAATATCCATCCTTCCCTCACTTTCCCTTGTTATGATCTGTCAATTTTTAATTGGCTTGCAATTCCAGAATCGTATAGTGCAATAAAATCAAGCGTTACAGTAATTGCGCCGGGTCCACCGACTTCTGGATTACCGGAGTTGTACTTCACATTTGGCATGGTGAAAACGTAGCTGTTAGATGCCGCGTCAGTCAGCGTAAATGAAATTGACGATGAAGTCTCATTGATAAACTTGTTGACCAAGGTTATGTCGTCAAAGTAAGCCGTAATAGATCCCGTCACCGTTGATTTGGCTAATGGCGGCTGAAGTGTGGTTGGTGATCCAACAACGTATTGAGCCTCCATCCCGTTTTCAATGTTTAATTCTAAAGCTGTAACAATCGCAATGCTTGTTCCGCCTTCTGTAATAGCCCCAGTAAAGCTGTCAAATGGGTCTGTAGTTGTCGCGGCAGGGTAAGTTGCTCCTGTGACGCCGGTCCCAGTTGCGGTTAAATCTTTTCCGATCACAGAAAAAGAACCTGTAACCATAGAATTAGGCGCAACTGATAAGCTCATGCTGTTAAAAGAACATCCCGTAGCTCGAATGAACTTGCCAATATCTGTGTGGTGCCGCTGAATCGTAAATGATTTCGCCAATACCCCGGTCTTCACTACGTCTGCCGTCCAAGCTCCGCACATAACTGCTTCGATGAGATCATCAAATGAGCCATCAGAAAGTTCAAAATTGATATCGCCTGACACCGCCTTGTTGCCGTGTCGATAATGGGCAATTTGCCGATCTTCCCGCAATTCTTCGGACTCAATGGCGTCTTTTGATAACCCTAACGTCGTTCCAGTATGCCGGATTGCCTTGAAAGCCGGAGTCGATGGCGTAGTGCCAAAAGTGGTTTCCAGAATGTAAGCCATGTCATGCCGCGAGCCTGTTGCAATAGTCATAATTTTTACCTTGGGGCTACATGAGCCGAATAATTGATTGAGACGGAAATAACAAACCTGTCATCTTCCATTAATCCCTGATTACGGGACGTGTCGCCTAAACGAACTGTTACCCCATTATAAGTTAGGTCAGTGCCTCTCTTAAAGTGGTCAGCGACAGAATCCGCTTTTACTTCTGCTTCACTCCTTCCCTTCCCTGACGGGGCATAAACATCCACCTGATAAATACCAGAATGTTCGTCTAACCCCGCAGATCCCAGCCCAATCTGGGCAGATGAGACCGGCAGCAGAGACGGCCTCAAATATAAAGTTGACTTTGCAGGCTTGAAAACTGTGTTCTGCCAAGCAACTGGAGAACTGCCCGTTAAACTACTAAGCCTGCCATCAAGCGCCGCGCTAATATCTGAGAAGACAGTGCTCATAATCGCTTCCCTGCTAACGCCAAAGCATTCGGATCTCGGCTAATATCTAGGGCCATCTTTTGTACATTTATCCTAGCCATGCCCTTGGGCGCTTGTGTAGAAAAGCCGTTTACAGTTTTCCCAGTAGGGTTCTTTGGCGGATTAGGATACAAGCCAAACTCAACTACCGGGGCGTAAGGCAAGTTGTTAGAAAATATTATAGTCTCATCGCCTTGAACTGTCCTTATCTTTGACTCAGCCTCGCTCATTGAGCGCTCACCGCTTGGATCTTCGCCCGTCAAGGCGCTTCCGTTTCTTTTATCAATACCTGTTCGCCAGTTATTAATTAAACGCCCGCTATCAATTGGAGTGTCAGCCAAGACCCGTCGAATCAAGGTCATTGCCGCCCCTTTCTTTGCATCGACAACATCTTGCGCTGAGGCATCTGCCCAGCTTTTAATGTCTAAGCTGAAGCTCATACATAACATCCGTATCAGATGGGGAAATGGTAATGACGCTCATTACCCTATAATTTTCTGAATCAAATAGTACGTTATCATCTATCTCTGGTGTTCCGCCGTCAGCAGAAAAGTATAACTTCGCATCGTCTCTCTGAACCATTTCCCCGTCTATCTCGGACTTAGAGTAGTTCATCCTTACTCCCTTACCGGAGACTGTAGAAGTCGATCCGCCCGAATACGCGCCAGTCGTCGGGTTAAAGGTAGACCCACCGATCCTCGTAACCGTGGCATCTTGCCCAAAGTTAGTCAGGATGCTGGTAGCGGTTGACCTTATGGCTGTGTAATCAAATGTCATGCCCTAGACACCAAGTTAGATGCTTTGATGACCTTTCTAAGAGATGCGCTTACAGCCGGGGTTTCTTTCTTCATTCCGGCATTGTTCTTGTAAGTTACTGTTATATCACCAATTTTTTCTTGCGTAGTTTGACGGTCTCTAACGCTTAGAGCAAAATTCCCGTTTTCTACGGTTACCGTTGTTTCATAAACAGCATATTTTAATTGCTTGGGTATTTCGTTTGAGTTTACCGAGTAACTGTCTATGTATACTTCTGTTCTTGGCCACTGCAACTCTTGCTCATCAGTTGCCTTTCGGCCTAGAAAATTCTGACTTTCAATAAAGTCCATCGCTCTTAATATATGTTCTTCAGTGTGGGCTTGGTTCCCGTGAACGGCAATACCTCTTTCTAGAGCCCAAGC